CCCGCTTAGGTCTGTTCGTTCCCGCGCTGCTGTTGGCTTGGACCGTAGTACGCGAGTTGTTGGAGGTCTGGGAGCATCGCCCCTCGCGAGGATGCCGCTGCGCCTTAATTGCTTTCGACTGGCATCTCTTCGATTGCCCAATTCATGCGCACCAGCCTACTTCGCCGCCTTCGTCCCGCTAATCGCCGTCGCGCTGGAGGTTGAGATGGCTGATTGGCTACGAGGACACGGGTCACTGATTCATCAGAAAGCAGATCGCTTCCGCCAATTCTTTCATGCCATCGTCTATCTCACGCTCAGGCATTGCGGGATCGTGCGACGGCCAAAAGAACCCCATCACTACGCCCCCCTTGGCGTCCACGATCGCGGGGCCACCATTGAATCCCTCTGGCTCGTATCGCATCGGATGCGGATACAGCTTGCAGATCAGCACGTCACTTCACCGTAGCAGGAGCAGCGGTAGGAGCCGGGCTGGGGACGGCCACCGGGCACATCGCGAGCGCCGGCGCCGGAACCACCACGCTCGGCAATAGCTGCCACGATGTTCCGTTGCTCCAGTCGAACAGCCCGCACACGCCCTGATCGACGGTCCCCACGATACCGAGCTGAATGGCCTGAGACTGCTGGATTGCGCCGGTGCAGTTTCCCACCCAGAAGTTGTATTCGACGAGCGCTTCGGCGTTGCCGGAGGTCTGGCCCTTGGCGCAAGTCGTGATGGCCTGCGCGAGCAGCGCCGGGATGGGCACGATCTGCGATTTGCCGATGAACTTGTCGATGGGGCCGGTGATGTTGCCGCCACCGCCCTGGGAAGCGAAGCAGCCGGCGAACGCGAGGGCCGCGATGGCGAGTGTGATGATGTGTCGTTTCATGGGATCTCCTTAGCTCTGATGGGGCTTGTAGGTTCCGAGGACAGCTTGTTTTTCACGAGCATCACGGCGGGCGATGAGCCACATCTGACACTCTTCGAGTTTCGTGATAGCCAGCGAGGTTTCCCGCGAGGGCAGCACGCCGTTGAGATTCTTGAGATGCTGGACCAGTACCGGCAGCACATCTTCGGCGATGAACAACCCGTTGTGGCCGACCTCGTTGCGCGGACCCTCTTGGAATTTCAGGAAACCGTATTCCCCGAAGTCCAACCGATGCGCGACCTTCGCGTTCTTCTCTCGTACTTCATTCTCGGTGCTCATTTTGGGCACCTCCTTTTGAATTTCAGTTTATGTTTTCACCGGCTCCGCAGGCGCGGGCGTCTTGGTCACTTCCACCTTCTCGCTGGTCACGGAGGTGCCAGGAGCTGTGGGTGAGTCTTGAAACAAACCGCCATGATAGCTGGCTACGGCTGTGAGGCCCGCGAGCAGAGCAGGCCAACTGAATGCGCATGTGTGCGGCTCGCTCGCCATCACGCCCGCGTAGGCGACGCCAAAGGCTACCAGCGTCGCGAGCACCTGCATTACGATTTGAGTCATGGCCCCCTCCCGCTGCCGTTGACAATAACCGACTCCCTTGCTACATGAAAGAGCGTTATCGGCCCCCAAATTCAAGCAAACGCCTTACACGTGGCCTCCCCGGGTGTAGGGCGTTTCGCTGTCTAGGGCATCAGATAACGATCATCTTTAGGCACTTCGTCCGCGAATTCCGGCATCAATTCCACGCCGTTCTGCGGTGCCCATAGGCAAAAACTCCCATCGGGGGATAGCACGTTCGTTCGATACCACAGTCCGGCTACGCGCTCGTTCTCGAAGCCTGTTTTCTGCGCATTGAGCGCTGGCAGTTCCATCGGTATGGGAGGTTCTGCGCGCACCCAAAATGGTTCAGGCGATTCGGTAGGAGGTAGAAATTTCGCTCGCTGCCACATATTCACTTCCCGCTCCTCACCCGCATGAGAGCCGCCGTGAACTTGTCGAGGTACGCCTGATTCCGCTGTCCCACCCTATAGGCCGCGATTCCCGTCTGATAGCTCTGAACAGCCCCATCGAGGCCGAGCAGAGGAATGAATGCCTTCAGGAACCGCGCGGCGGCCTTAATCTGGCCTGTGGGCACGTCGTCCTCGTCGGCTACCCCATAGGGCGGTCCTTCGGCTCTGTACCACGTATTGATGAAGGGAAGGTGCTGCTGAAGTAGGCCGAACGCCTTGCCCGCATCGTCGCTGCCGAACCGGCAAAGACCGTAGATGCAGTCGGGCGTGAGGGTGTGGCCGAAATGCTCGGTCAGGGCGAGCGCATGAACATAGTCGGCCATGTCGCCCGCGATGGCGGCGAAGGGGATGCTATCGATGGTCTGGTGCATCAGAGGCGTTGACTCACTGTTTTTGTCAAATGCTTTCGGTATCGGCGCATCCGGCAGCGGTCGGAGCCGCAGGTTTGCTGGTGCGGATGGCGCTTGGCGGGCGTGAAGGGCGTCTTGCACTCAGAGCAGCGGCGCTTCATTCGATGTAGCCTCGCTTCGCCCTAATTTCGATCAACTTCTTTTTCCACAGGTCGTCGGCTGGATTCGTAAAAGGTACGGATGATTTCTGTTGCTCGGCATCGCCATAAACGTCAGCAAAGACCCTCGCCACGACCTTCTCTAGTGCCACGTCTATGTCCCCGTCCAAATCACAAAATTCGGTGTAGTTTGTCAGCCCATCGTAGTCCTCATCTTCGGGATAAATCGTGACGACAGGGCATGTAGGTTCCGTGATGCTTCCGCTGATGCTAAAGCACCAGTCCATTTCGGTGAGTTCGTACAAATTGGCGAGTTTCTCGATAATTGGGCCTATCTTCATGCGGACCACGCTACATGAACCGCGCTACATCCACAAGGGACGGCGCTACACGCCCCATCCTCATAGCGCTAACAGCGGGTCTTGGCAAATGGAATCGGCTACTTCCAGAATCGCGCGGCTACTTCCATTATCGCCATCACCGCCCTCGCGAGAGCATCTCCAACCCGGGTTGAACCTTCGCACAATCCCAACAGAAATTATGGCCGTGCGCGGTGATGCGGGCCAGCTTGCCGCAGAGGCAGCACTTCGCGCGATCGATACATTGGCAGAAAGTAGCAGGTCTGTGAGGGATGCTGATTGTGCTTTCTTCGGCCATCAGGTTCCTCCGCCGCGCGTATAGTTGAAGAAATCCCGCAGTTTCTGTTCCACCCTGTCGGGAATCTCGTCAACCTTGTCGTCGAGCCGTTTGAACCGCTCCTGATTCTCCGCGTGCTGGCGATCGCGCATCTCTTCGCGGAGCTTCAGTTCTTTGGCGATTGTGTCGAGGCTCGCGTCATGCTCTGCCTTGTCCCTTTTTCTCGCTTCCTCAATCATCGCTTGTACCGCCGATTTGGTTGGGAACAGCCGCGCGAACAGCCATGCGATGATGGTTCCGAGCGCGGTGACAACCGCTCCGATAATTTCGAGCAGGCCCCAAGTGACCACATCATGCTCTCCTCCTGTGCTCATTACGTTGGCGTCGCCGTCGGCGTCGGAGTCGGTGTCCGCGTGGCCGTGGCGGTCGCGGTCGCGGTCGCGGTGTTGGTAGGCACCGGCGTTCGCGTCGCTGTTTGCGTCACGCATGCGGCGCCCCATTCATACTGCGTGTTCGGCCCAGTGAAGCAAACTGTTTGCGCCAGTAGACTGACGGGAAACATCAGCACGATCATCGTTATGATTACTCGCTTCATTTCTCAGTTTCCCACTAAGGTCAGGTTGCAGGAGATCGGATTCATGGATCCACCCGCCGGGAGCGTTAGCGTCGAGGTGGTCGTACTGGGGAAGGCCGCGAGCGCCGCATTGTAATCGCAGGAACCGCCGATGAGACTTGGAATCTGATTGAACGCTGTCGGGAACGAATACGTCTGTGCTGATCCCGTCTCGTAGTATCCAGTGAAGACGCAATTCGCGATCTTCAGAGTCCCCTGCATCGATTCGCTACAACCCACCGTCCCGCCAGTGCCACTCTGCGATGTCACGGCGGGGACCGAATTGAACATCGTACCGAAAATCGTCGCGGGGTCGATTGCGCCTATTGGGCACCCTTCATTCTCGAAATTATTGACGCCGGCGGGACAAACATTGGTGGTCCCCTGATGGTTATTTAGGTTCAGGTTCCCGCCACCATCCATATACAGCGCATTAGCCTGATCCTGCTGGAAGTTGGACCCCGCACCCGCTACAGAACCGAAAATATTCCCGACACTGGAAGCACCAGCATAACCGAAACCCATACCCGAAATGGTGCCACCGATGATTCCGCTAATCTGTTTGGGAAATCCCGCAATGGGATTGCCGCTCCCAATCAACGTGATGTTGGTCGGATTTTGCGTCACCAAATCGTCGCTGAGAACAAATTCATTGCCGAAGACGAACTGACTCCCGATAGAGGCGTTTGTGATGATCGTCGGGGCCATGCTAATTGAGTTGCCGCCATCGGGCGAGCCTTCAGCCAAGGCCCCCGACAGAAACAGCCGCACATTCGAGCTTTTCCATATGATCGGAAACTGGCCGTTATTATCGCTCGCGCCATTGGCGTTGATCGTCAGCGAGGCGGCACTAGTCGTCGTCGTCGTCGTTTCGCTGCGCGCCAAGCCGTATACGCTTTCGGTATCGTTACCAGAAAACGTGCTTTTGTGGACATAATCTCCCGCGCGCATATCGACCATAAAACCTGGCACGGTTGCGAGATAGCTGCCGGCTGCACCAGCATTGTTTGCAACCGTGGCGCTGCCGCCATTGAAGGCAACCATCGTCTGCGAGCCGCAGCTCAGACTATTGCCAATGATTTTGTTTTCGAGACTGTTGAGATGCAGAATGCCAACCGCGGCGTCGGTGCAGTTGCCGATTGAATTACCGATGACCGTGTTATGATCATTGTTGTTTTCGTTCGCACCTCGACTCGTGAAGATGATGCCGTCCCAGATACTGAATCCAGGGGCGTTAACGTAGCCGCCCCCGATCTGGTTGTTCTCGAAAAGACTGAAACCGGCACTCACCTGGCCGCTGTTCGGATTGATGTGATTCTGCTCAATGCCTGCGAGCGGGAAGGCGTTTGCCGGGCCGCCCCAAAGCGAGAGACCGCTAACGTGAAAGGTGTTGCAGTTGGTGCAGAGAACCTGCGGCAACCCCGCCATCGCCGTCGTCGCGAGAATGTTGGCGCCCTGCGCAGTTGAACCTTCCAGACTTTCACCAGACAGGATATTTCCGCTCGTAGCTGATCCCGCGAGAATGGGCGAGGATTGGATATAAAGCCCATTTGGCGCATAGACGTTTCCGCCGCACAGGGTGTTGGGCTGGCAGGTGTATTGCTGAGCCGCAATAGCAAGGTTGAAGATCGGCGCGTCATCGGGGTAGACGCTGACGCCGCTCACGCTGTTGCTCGCGGCCGCAGAGAGCACGATATTCCTCGTTCCGCCGCCTGATACTATTTTAGCCGAGAGCGCGTTATTGGTCGCACTTGATGGTGGCGTTCCCGCAATCGTCGAACTCGCATTGAGATACGTGGTGCCGTTATCGCGGTAGTCTGCTGTCGTATGATAATTATCCGTGCTGTTCGGGGCCGCTCCGAGAAGACTGTAGCCCGCGCCGCCCGGATTACCGTAAACCACCACCGATTCGGCAATCGAGTCAGGTGTAGTTCCGACGATATTGTAATTGTGAACGTTATCGAGTGGCTTCGCGTTCGTGACGGAGGTCGAGGCGGAGCTAGCGGCGCTCTCGCCGCCGTTGATATTCAGGAAAGCCGTTTTGTAAAGATAGGCTTGGGAACAGGTCGAATCGCATTTAGTCCAAGTCACGCCACCATCTACGACGGTCGATCCATCCGTGCCTTGTGGCCATACAATCGGATACTGGTCTACGATGCCGCCGTTCCCGTTCTGATAGCTGCTCGAACTTGACGAAAAGCTAAAGGAAGTGGCAGGCGATCCGCTGGCCGTGATGGTGTAGGTTCCGTCGAGTGTGCCGTTGTTAGCGAGGCCACTGACGATCGCGGCGCCGTTAGTTAGGTTATAGCATCCCGTTCCTAGGTTGATGATGACCGTCGCCGTACCGCAGGTTGGGCCACCGCTATTCGAGCACGACACGGATTGGAGTTGGCAGTTAATGAGCAAGGAGGTAGTTCCCGCAGCCGTCGGCCAGTACCAGTGCGATCCCGCATTATTCTGGACTGGATGGATGATGAAAGGCGTTGCGCCGGTGTTTAGTTGCGCGGAAGTGATGACCTGATCCGGCACCCAATCTTGCGAAACGGCCGTTACAGTCGGCGCAGGCGAAGGTGCTGCTTCCGTGTTGGTTGGTCCGGCTTGCGGAATCAGGAGCCATTGGCCATTCACGTAGCTGTTGGAGCCCACCGTCAGAGCGGTGCCGGTCACTGAGCCTGTGGTAGTGCTCTGGCTGCCATTGGCGCTCAGAATCCCGAAGTCCGCGACATTTTTCTCGCCACTCCGGGCGCCATTGAAAGGCCCGATGGCGTCGGTGCCGTTGAGCAGTCCCGGGTAGAGCTGGGTGAAGATGGAACTTATTGCCTCCCCGCTGCATACAGGGTCGCCACTGGTGCTTATGCTCACGAGCAGTTGCCCGAACGGACAAACCACCGAATCGAATCCAGCCAGCCCCTCACCGATGAGAATGCCGTGGGCGGTCGGCGCGCTCGTTCCCGTGCCGCCATTGATCGGCAGCACGGGCGTCTGAAGGCAGATCGTTCCAGTGCCGCACGCAATGAGACCTGTGCCCGGCGTGAGCGTGCTGCCGTTGGCGCATCTCGGGGCCTGACCTAGAAACGTGCCGGTGACGTATTGCCCTGACGGACAGGAACCCCACGAGGCGTTGATTTCGTTGACGAAGGCTTGGTCGGCCTGAAAGGTGACTATCTGGCCGAACGCCGATCGCGCTCCCAGCGCCATCAACAAGCCAAGCAGCAGTATTTTCGTTTTCATCCGAAACATTGGTTAGCGCTCGGAGTGTAGTAGGCCGGTCCCCCATGCGGAGGGCAGTAAGGTGTAGGCGCAGGGCTCGGGGTCGCTGTGGGCGTTGCCGTAGCGGTCGGGGCAACGGTCGCGGTGGCTGACGCAGTTGCTGTTGCGGTTGGAGTGGCTGTCGGCGTAGGTGTCGGGGTAGATGCACCACACGATAGTCCCACCGCGAAGTTCCCCGCTCGCCCGAACGCATAGGTGCCGATGCTCATCGGCCATACGATTGGCCCCAAATTCGGGGGAGTCGTGGGAAAATACTGATACGCCATAGCATCGGGATATTCGACCCCGCTGGTCTGACCGATCAGGACGGGACTCCCGTAGGACCAAATCGGAGTTGAAAATGTATTGTCGGTCCCCGTGTATGTCGTGCCAGTGAAGAATACTTCTAGGCCGGGTAGCCACGGAAAGGGATTAGTAATTACGGAACCCTGAGGATAGGACGTGGCGCTTAATCCGCTATCTTCACCGGCGCTCGCGGCAGCTTGTAGCGTGTCGAGCCAAGTCGGCACGCCATAAAACGATTGTTCTTGCCAACTATAATAAGTAGATCCCGCCCCAGTCGTCAGAACCACCGGACTCGTGCTCGAACTGGGGAGCTGATAAGCCAGTAAGAAGCTTGCCCCTTGTGGTGGCGTCTGCTCGCTTTCCGCGGTGGCTGCTACCTCATACCAATTCGAGGGCAACGACTCAAAAGCATACTCGACGGGCGGATAAGGCGTCGCCGATGCCGTAGGAATAGCCAGGTTAACCTGCACCAACGCGAGACTATTCGCCTGACCGCCCGTAAAGCTGATGGTTACGCTAGTTCCCGTGCCTGAATTTGAATTGTATGCGTTTCCATCGTAGCCGCAGATGGCAGTAGGCGTTGCGGTCGGCGTAGCCGTCGGTGTCGGAGTCGGGGTTGGTGTCGCCGTGGGGGTGGGCGTCGCAGTAGCGGTCGGCGTCGGAATCGGCGTCGCGGTCGCTGTGGCGGTTTGCGCCGACGCAACACCGCACCACACCAGCAATATCAGCAATACCCACGCCCCCAGTCGTTTCATGGAGTGACCTGTCCTTGGCTCAGGTAATCTTTCAGGCGACCGAGTAGGATGGCGGGTGCGGTGGGCGAGATTTTTGGCAATCGACGTGGTATCTCACCGACTTTCTGCCCCAATCGAGGATGCGCAAAGATCCGCGGCATTGCCGTTCCCGGATGAAAACTCAGTCCCATATTGAGTCCGGCGTCCACATCTCGCGCGGTCGATGGAGCATTGCGATAAACTTTGTCGAGAAATTTGTTGGTATCGTCCCGGCCAAGCACACGGATCAAATCCTCGCGGAAACCCGCAGAGCCGCGATTGGCCGCGAGTTCCTGCAAGGTGTTCATATTGAGCCGTCCACTCGCATCATAAAGGTCGGGGTCACTGAAAATCCGCGTGAACAGACTGGCCTTCGCATATTCACGCCGGACCTTCAGAAACTTATCCCCAAGACCGGGCTGCTGCTTGTTCAGCGCGCTGCTCAGTTCTTCCGTGAGGTCGTGTGCCTCGCGTCGGGCATCCGCCGCGAGCGCTTTTTGTTGCGCATCGCCTGAATACGCGTAGCCGATACGGTTGAGGTCGCGGATTTTATCCACCATATCGTCGAAGGACGCCTTTACTCTTACGGTCATCGGCGTGCGCCCTGAAGTTTGCACCATCATCGTCCCGATGGGCTTCTTGCCGAGCTGCTTGCTGATCGATTCTTCGAGAGTGCCGAGCTTTTGACCAGCCTTCTCGGTCGCTTCTCCGCCGCGAAACGCCGCATCGAACTTCGGTACGGTACTCACATCGCCAAGCGAGGGAATCAGGTCGCTTACCAAACCGCCGACGTTCTTTACGTCCTTGGCGTTCAGCGCAGTCTTTCCATAGCTCCCCAAAAAATTGATCGCTGGGGCTGCGGCTTCGCCGGTACCTTGTTGTAGCGCACCTTCTTCCGCACCTTTCAGCGCGGAACCGCCAGCGAGCTTCTCGCCTACCGCACTCGTAAGCGCCGTCAGAGCCGTACGACCCAACGGAGCGCCAATTTTGTATGCGAGCGACGCACCTTCTGCCGGCGCGAGCAATTCTCCGCCCGCAATCATGCCGATGTCGCGACCAGCCTGCCCGGGCGTCTGCGGAACGATATTTTCCGCGAGCTTTCTAGCCATCGGGCTGTCCGGTTTCGGGCCTATGGGCAACGGACGACCTTGAAACAACAGACCCGCAGGGCCGCCAGTGAGTAAGTTGCCCACGGCTTGAGTTGCGGGCTTTGCAAAATAACGCTCATACGCCGATCCCTGCTTCGGTGTGTAGGGAACCCATGCGCCGCCGCGAAGTACCAGCTTCGAGCCGTCCTTCTTATTGGTTACAACTTTCTCGCCGTCAATGATTTCCATTATTCATAGTCCGGTGGCGGAGGCGGTTCTTCTCCGGGCGGCGGAGCCTCGGCACCCGGCACCGCGCCAAGAGCCGCACCTCGAAGCGATGAGCTGGCATTGCCCGTCAATTCGTTTGTGAGGTCATCGATGATCTTGCGCGCCTGAGCAATCCCCTGCTTGGCAGATGCCACGGTCGCATTTGGCCCGACGATGTTGTTCATCGCCGCGTCGAATTGCGCCTTGTTGCCGCGCTGAGTGATCGCCCGGATGAAAGCGTCTGCCGCTCCGAGGCGCGCGGCGTTGAAGCGTGCAAGCTTGGTCGGATTGACAACTTCGGTAATCTTGCGACCCAGCATCCCCGACGCGCTGATTACGCCGGGATCGACGGGGAGCGCCCCGTCAATGGTTTTATCCAAATCGTCCAAAGTCACGGCAGCGGTCTGGGCCTGACGCAATTGTTTGATGTCCGTTGTCAGCACGGGGAGCGCCTTGCCGCTGTCGATGTCCGCTTCGGTCGCCCCCGGCAGCAACTTTAAGCTTCCATCGGTCGAAAGCGCGGTCACGCGCGGATTCCATCGAGTAATCGGCAGTTTCGATAGCGCATTAAAGGTTCCGGTCGTGCGCGCTTCGGCGTCAGCCTGCTTCTGCGTGGGCGTTTCAAGTGGCCTCTGATACTTCTGCGCAATCTTGCGCTCTTTTTCGTAGAAGTCGAGTTTCTGTTGCTCGGTCGGTTTCGGCTCTTTAGGCGCGCTATAAGGTTGGAGTCCCGTGACATCCTGTCCCGGCGATTTCCAGACAATTTTGCCGCTTTTATCTACGAATTTTTCCGGCTCATATTCTTTCGGCGCAGGATAGAGCGCTTTCGTAATGTCGAGCGCCTCGCTGGGCTTCTCGCCCGAGCCAATCAGCGAACCCAACACGCTGCCTTCGGGCTCGTCCGGCCCCGCCGCGCCTTCCTTGCTCGGCAACGCCCCCATGATGATCTGTGCCAGCTTTTTTTGCCGCGATTCCTCATTGTTGCGGTCACCCGCATAAAGCCCATTGCTGAGCAGGCCTGCGCTAGCGATGCCGAGAGGGTCGCCGATGTACGAGCTGCCGTTGAGCGAGCGCGCCTTGAGATACGAACTGCCGAGCAGACCCAACACGCCAAGAAGCTCTTCAGCGGTCTGCGTCTTGGGGCCGGGATTGGCGATGCCGCTGATGAGGCTCGAACCGGCATTGCCGATGCCGCCGATCGCCGACGTGCCCGCGCCCTTCAGTTGTTCCAGTGCATCGCCCACGTTACTGCCTCATTGAAGCAATCAACTTTAGCAAATCGGCGAAAGAAGGCTGATCAGTCTTGCCGACGCTCCCGATGGGATTTGTCCCCAAAGGCGGAGCGGCGTTGACCGGCGTGAGACTGCCCTTATTGAGCGGCGGAGGAGTAATCGGCGGCGCCGGAGTAGCTGGTTTGCTGGCCGCACCGAGCAGCGAACTGCCGCCACCCAGTAGGGCGCCCAAACCGGCACCGGCTGCCGTGCCGATGCCTGGCACAATCGACCCGATGGTCGCGCCAGTAGCGGCACCGCTGAGCGCGCCCGTGCCGCCCGCCGCGGCTCCCTGTCCTGAAAGTGCTTCACCCATCTACTTGGTCGGACTCGTCGTGCTGACGCTCGTGGAGTTCGACCCGACGAGGCTGGGGAGCAGACCGAGTGGTTGCTGCTGCACACCGCTGGCGTACTGAAATTGCTGCTCCTGCTGCGCATAGAGTGAATTGGCGATTTGCTGCGCCTCCTGTTGCGGAATGCCTTCGGCCTGAAGCTGCGCGCTTAGCGTGTTGAGGGTCTGATTCTGAAGCCCCTGTCCCGCGCCAAAAAGCTGATTCGCCGCGCCGAGCTGATTGGCCTGCGCGTTTTCGAGATAGGGCGCGAGCATCGAGGTCTGTCCGATAGCCTGTCCTTCGATCGCCGCTCCGCTGTTCCCCTGTCCCTGCAATGCTGCATTGGTCGCGATTTGCGGCGAGGTAATCTGGCCGAATTGCTGAAGTGCCGCCTGACTCGCGGGGTCTTGCCCGGGCGCGCCGCTCGCGTAACTGCCCAGCGTGCCGAGCGCCGTGTTTTCGGCCGCATTCGGCCCCGTGTTGAGGCCCTCGTAATTCGAGATGGTGCCGAGCTGCGAGCCCGTAAGCGGAGCCACGCCCTGCTGCGGCGTCAGGCCGTAAAGCTGCTCAATCGATGGCAAACCGCCCGTCGCTTGAAGCTCCTGTCCAAGCGAGCCTTGTTCGAGCAGCTTCAGATCGGGTTGCAGGAACGCCGGGATGCGCGGTCCCGCGGTACCCTGACTGCTGGTTTGTTGTCCGCCGCCGATAGTGGTCTCTCCTAATTAACGCTCCAACCAATTACCGTGCGCTCGACGACACCCTGAATCCCCTTCATCCGCAAATACCGCACGATTGCGTCCGCATTGCGCATGGTCTGCGTCCGCACCTTGTCGATGCGGAGTTTCTGCCCCGCCTTCTCGTACATCGCGTTGGCCCATCCGATGTATTCGACGTGCTCGGCAAACACCTTGTCCACGATGGGAAGCAGGCTGTAGCCGTCGTCCATCTCAGCCTGAAAGTTGAACAGGTAGGGCTGTCCATAATCGACGTTCACCCAGCCGAGGATGTGGCCCACCATGCGCGCGTAGTTATCGAGCACGGCAATGAACAGCGAGCCGTGGGGCGTCGCCCAGCGATTGCGCAAGTCCTGCTCGAAGTTCGCGAGCTGCATCTGGTTGAAGCCCAAAAGCTGCTGCGCGAACACGAGGCAGCGGTCGATGTAGCGCGGGAAGTGATACCACGACGACATATCCGAGCAGTCGAGCCGCATGATGCGCTCGGCTACCAGCGGCGCGCTATCGACGTGCCCGTTTACCGATCCGAGAATTGTCTCACTCATCTCTCTCACCTCACGTCGAGGGAATGAACCAGCCCTTAAGCGCGCTTTGCAGCGACGCCTGCGAACTGACCCCGCCTAGAGTAGCACTATGCAGCGCGAGAGCCTTCACGTTGAGCGAGACCGACGCGCCATTGGCGTAGGTCACCGGCGATATTTCCGACATCGACGTGCCGCCGTTGCCGCTCCCTGGAATATCCACGCTGCTGAACGCCCACACATTCGTTCCGTCGCTAACCTCGAAATCAATCGAGTTGCCGGTCGCACCATTCGCAATCGCGCAGAAGTACGACGCCATCAGACGGAAGGGACCGCCGACGCTCGGCGCCGTGAGACTCAACGTGCCGGTCACATTGGTCAGCGCGCTGGTATTCGCCGCCGTTCCCGAAAGATTCTGCGCAGCGTATCCGCCGGCGGGCACGGTGATCGGGCCATTGACGAGTTCGAGATAGGTTCCGTCGTAAATTAGCTCCGTGGTGGCACCGGCTGGAATGTCTCCTGCCGCGAGGTTGACCAACGCGCCCCCGACATTCTTCTTCACCGTGAGAGCGCCCAGCCCGTTAAGGTTGATTGTGTCGCTCCCTTGGCTGGCCGCTCCCGTCCACGTCACGATATACTGCGCGCGATTGACGTAGGCATTGAGTCCCGGTGAGGTCGTACCGGCCCACGCTGCCGCTGTGTTCGTGATGCTGGCGGTGGGAATCACCCCCACAATGCCGGTCACTTCAAGACTGGTGCCATCATAGATAAGGTTGGTAATCGCTCCCGCTGGAATGTCGCCGGGAGCCAGATTGACGAGCGCGCCCCCAACATTTTTCCGCACGTTCAATGCAGTCAGTCCATTAAAAGCAATGGTGTCGTTGCCCTGCGATGCCTGAGTCCAAAGCACACGATATTGGGCAAGTGCTACGTATGCAGTGATGGCGGGACTAAGCGTCCCGCTGAAAGCGCTCCCGCTTCCGCCATTTGTGATGCTGCAAGTAGGGCTGCTAGCCGCATCGGCGTATTGCTTGGTCGCGATGCCAAGCTCGCTGATGGGGTTGGCCTGCACCGTGACGAGGTTGTTCGTATCGATGCCAAAGGGCGCGTTGGCGAACGTGACGGGTGCGGCGCCGCTGAAGCCGAAGAGATTGAGCATCCACGACGTAATGTTGCGGATGCGTGATGCGCCGAGGCCGCCGCCGATTGCTTCGGTATTTTGAGGCACAGTCGGATCGGGAGAAAAACTCATGCTTGAGCCCCCGTAAAAACTATCCAGTAGCCATTGCCACTGTCGGCATAAAGTTCAAACGTGTCGGTCGCGAGAAAGAAGCGCCCGCCCTGTCCGGGCTCCGGCAATTGTGCCGCAGTTCCGACCATCGAGAGGTCGGTAAGCGCCTTGCTTACCGTCGCCCAATCCCGCTGAAGGTTGCGCCGCTGATTCAACAAATAGCGCGGCGTGTCCTTCGTACTCTTCGGAAGAACCGCCTGCTGGCGCTGGCGCGGGAGCCTGTTCATTACGCTCAATTCTGGCCTCTCAAATATCTATCAATCTGCCTGCCTAATTGCTTCTGTTCGGGAGTATAGGGCCACGGTGGTTCGTCCGGTTCCCATTTCTTGAAAAAATCTTGGAAGAGCAGCCCACGAATCCATTCTTGCGCATTCACGCGAGCGTTCCACTTATCGAAAGACTCAGTTGTCCCGTATTGTTGCTTGTCGCGTTCGTACATTCGGCGACTCATCGCTAATTGCTTAGGCGTCATGCTCTTGACCATCTGATTGGTGAACGCCTGATAAGTCGGATCGTTCTCTTGCAATCCGTGAATTGCCTCTAAGGCTACGATAGGGGCCCATGTCGATGGATCATTGATGGCGCGTGGATTGCGCAACTCAACAGTAACGTGCCCAGGCCGGGGATTGTTATCTTCATTGATCGGATAAGTCTCGCTCGTTCCTGTGTCGTTAGTGTCGGGTTTCCCTGCGATGAGAGCCAACGGCATATTCTTAAATCGCGGATATTCGCGTTTCGCCTGCTCCACTGCCGCTGCGTAAGGATCGGGGGTTTGCGCCGGTGTAGGGTTAGGAGGCAACATCCCGAGAGCAGCATGTGGGATTTGCCCCAGCGGTCGTTCCTGTTCTTGCGATTTCAGCAACTCACCCATTATCCGGTTCCGTATTGCCCCCTCGCGTCCTTGAATCCAAATAGCATCCCGCCCGCGAGCCCCGCGCCGCCTTTGCTTTCCGACGACGACAGCGACATCTTCACGAGATTGTTGCGCACGTTGTTGGGATTGGTCGGCCCTGGAAGCGTCGGCTGATTCTGCCAGCCCTCAGCCATGCTGCACGCGAACGCCACCAGTGGCGTGCCAGGGTCATATGGAAAGGTCAGCGTGGTGAACAGCATCGTGACTACTTCGACGCCGCCCGGTTGCATCGCGGCGCCCGCCACCGGCTGAAAGTAGAACTCCGCCCACTGGAATTTGTAGATATTCTCCGGGTCGTAGAGGTAGGTCCACGTCGCGCCCCACGGCACCGGGTATAGATTGTCCCCATCGGCCACGCCGCGAAAAAACGAATCGACCTCGCCATCCGCCGTCCCGATAATCGTGTCGGTGTTGAGCGCAATGGGCGCGTTTTCCCAAGTATACGGCATCGTGTTCCAGGTGTAGGGGCAGTTGATCCAGTTCATGCTGTCGTTTATCTGCCCGTCAAAGGACGCGGTGATTCCTTCGCTGAATTGGTAAAACGGCAGGAAGATTTGCCGCTGGAGGTCGTAGACCGCCGCCTGTGTGGGATCACTGGTGATTGGCGGCGTGGCGGGCGCTCCAACCAGCGCGTTGAGATATGGCTCCGGCGATCCGGCGGTCGTAGTGCTCGAAAAGAAAAACACGATCTGACGCTGCGAGATAATCTCGGCCGCGTGACACTTGGAGGCGTTCGCGCAGTCGAAATTGGCCTGAAGCGCGAAGTCGATTGGCGGGCTGATGGGCGTGACATTCACGCCGTCAAAGCTCTTGATGTATCCCTTGTAGCTCACCCAGTATTGCAGCCCTTCCGCGCGGATGATTGCTGCGGGCGAGGCCGGCCCCGCGAAGCCGTCGGCGGTCTCAAGCCGCTCGGTCGCGAATGCGTTGGCGTCGTCGCCCTCCTGCCCCGACAGGATGAAGATGCTCTGCTGGCCACATACGTCGGCGAGATTCTGGCCGAGCGGCTGGATCGCGACAATCGGATCGTCCTCTGCATCGAGCACGTCGTTGTAGGCGAGCACCGGCCAGCGCGTAAAGTCGCCCGCCGCGCTCCACCTCACCCGATGGAGATAGCGAGTACCGTTCTCGACGGTGTTCACTATCACCATGCGGTTGTCGATTACCGCTATGTCGCGCGCCGGCGGCATGACCATCGTGGTTTCATCGGTGAGGCTGCCCCCCGTGCCGATCGCGATGCCGCTGCTGTTCGCCGTGAAGGTCAGCATCGATGGCGTGGGGACGCCGGTAACAATCCAGGTGCCGTTATAGTCGGATTGGGAATTGCCCGACACGACAATGGTGTCGCCCACCACAATGTTCGTCATGGGCTGCTGAAGCACGATGGTCGTGGTGGTCCCAGATTCAGAAATTTCGAGAATCTGATAAGGCGAGTAATTGACCGGCTGGTACTCGGCAAGGTCGGAGTTCCACGCCACCGGATTCGAGAAGTTATCCACCATCACGACCCATGCGAT